GAGGAAAGCAATACCCCGGAACTTCCCCGGCGGTGCAAGTACCTTTGGTACTCGTCAATCACTTGTAAGGCGTGGATAACGCCCATTGTCTATCCAATGTGTCTATATGTGTGTTGAATAGTACAGTCTTACTGCCCTATTCGCACTTATTTATACAATAAAGCCACACTATAGACACCAAAACGGGTGTTTTTTCCGTGTTTTTTGGTAAATGCTGCCATGCGTTTAAAGCATGGCTACATAATATTATCTATTTTTGAAGTACATGGTTACTTCAAAGCCAAGTCTTATAGTTTCATAAGTAGGTTTGGTCCACATATTACTCTCCTTATACTCTCTTAAAGTAATCAGCCGCATGACAATGCAACTGAGCTCTACATTCTCTTATGTTGTGTTGAAACAATACATCGGGTGGCATCCAATCAAACTCCATTGGTTCGCTGTAGATATCTACAGGTGCCATATTACATCCTGACAGCAGTATGGTTACTAATAATAGTTTCTTCATTACAATTCTCCTGGAAGTATTATATTTAAACACACATTATATAAAAAGCAACCTTATTTCGACCAAAGTTACAATTCGTTACATTTGCCTTGACAAAGATAGATTATTGTGTTACTCTATAAATAACTTTGAACAAAATTGTTCTGCCAGGCAACGTCGAGCCTGGTCTTAATATGTGAGCGACGGGGTAAAGCCGTCAAGCAGAGGAGATAACAAATGGACGCACTCACCTTATGGAGCCTTACCGGGTTCCTGTTAGCCGCTTATGCGGTTATTGCAAACGATTCAGTACAGACTCTCGGTACATGGATGGCATCTAACAATGAGAGATTCAACTACAAAATATTATGGGGAGCCGCAAGTGCAGTGTTACTTGCAACACTATGGTATGGCTGGTATACAAACGGCGGTGACATTAGTTACGGTCGATTAAACAAGATACCGTGGCAAGAAGTACAATGGTATCATGCGGCGGCACCTGCTATCTTAGTTGCACTTACACGAATAGGTGTACCAGTGTCAACTTCATTCTTAGTTTTGTCTGTGTTTGCAAGTACATTTGTACTTGAGAAGATGCTGATGAAATCAATTATGGGTTACGGTGTAGCGGCGGCATTTGCATACTTTATATGGTTTGCAATGCACAAATATTTTGGGCAATGGTATGATGAAACTAAGCCTGTCACAGAAAGCCATAAGAAGTTTTGGCGCATTGCTCAATGGATAGCAACAGGCGGCTTATGGTGGACTTGGTTGTCACATGATATGGCAAACATTGCAGTGTTCCTTCCGAGGCAGTTGCCCGTAGATTTAATGTTGTTTGTTAGCACAGTATTTGTTGCAGGCCTGTTCTTTATGTTTAGAGAGCGCGGAGGCAAGATACAACAGATTGTATTGGAAAAGCACAACACAAGATATGTACGAAGTGCTACACTGATTGACTTGTTCTATTGGTTGTGCTTGTACTTCTTCAAAGAGCTCAACGACATTCCTATGTCAACAACATGGGTGTTCGTAGGCTTACTTGCAGGTAGAGAACTTGCTATGGCAACATACTTTGGTAAGAAGAAAACAAAGAGTGTGTTTCCACTTGTAGCCAAAGACTTTGGTAAGATGATGGTAGGGTTAGGTGCATCAGTTGCATTGGTACTTGCTATACATTATATAATCCTACCAAACGGATTATGAGTAAACTGGCAGTGAATCGACGCACTGCCTTTTTTCTTGACTTTTATACAAACTCGTGTATAATTAAATTATATTAACAGCGCACACTGAAAGGTCTATTACTTGAAAATGAAAATTATATCGGGCAACGCTAACCCGGAATTAGCGCAAAGTATTGCTGAACATTGTTTCGCAACACTTGTTCCTGCAAAGGTAGAAACTTTTGCGGATGGAGAAAGCAGTGTAGAATTTTTAGAAAACATCAGAGGCGAAGATGTTTTTATTGTGCAGAGTACATGCACACCAGTAAATGATAGTTTGATGGAACTATTGATTATGATTGATGCGGCACGTAGATCAAGTGCAAGTCGTATTACAGCATGTATTCCTTACTTTGGATATGCAAGACAAGATCGTAAGAGTGCTTCTCGTACTCCTATTACTGCAAAGTTAGTTGCTAACTTGTTAGTTACAGCAGGTGCTGATAGAATCTTAACAATGGATTTACATGCAGGACAGATACAGGGCTTCTTTGACATCCCCGTGGATGACTTAACAAGTCGTGTAGTGTTTGCTAAAGACATAAAACGTTCAATAGGCATTATTGATGACCCGGACGTAGAACAAGCAGGCACAGTATTTGTATCACCCGATGCTGGTGGAGCAGTTAGAGCTCGTAAGTTTGCTGATATGTTTAATGGTGATATTGCTATTGTAGATAAGATGCGACCAGAAGCAGGCAAGTCAGAAGTTATGAACTTGATTGGTGATGTACAAGGAAAACATGCAATACTTGTAGATGATATTGTTGACAGTGGAGGTACTTTGTGCAAAGCCGCTGAAGCAATTATGAAAGCAGGCGCACTTAGCGTTCGTGCATACATTACACATGGTGTTCTGTCAAACGAAGCATGTCAGAAAGTAGAAAAGTCAGTGCTGGACGAATTAGTAGTTACTGATTCAATCAGCGACCGCTGTCCTAAAAATTGCAAAAAGACACGACAGGTTAGTGTCGCGCCTTTATTTGGCGAAGCTATTCGCAGAGTAACTAACGAGGAGTCAGTTAGCTCACTTTTTATTTAAAAGGCTATCTGGTAAGGCCTTCATAATATTATCATGGTAAGCAGTTATATCATGGTCGGCTATTGCATCAAAGCGTCCGGCCTTGATACCTGCCCATACACCTTTCCACCAATCACGTAAGCCAGGCTTGCCAACAGTATTGTCACTTGTGATGTAATGTAATTCACCATCATGTCGATAACCCATTAATGATAAAGGTACCTTAGTAACAATATCATTATTGTTTCTCCATCTATGATGTCTAACACCTAAGCTCTTACAATATGCTGACCAACCAACTCTTGGAGAACCATATGTGTATAGTTCTTCTACAGGTTGAATGTGTTCATATAAATGACAACGACTTGCCATTATGGTTGCCATAGCGGCCCCTAAACTGTGTCCACAAAACCATAGTTTCTTTTTTTCGTTAGTTTTGCGATTGATATCTTCTAACACTGAAGGCCACAAGTTGTCCACTTGTTCTTTGAAACCTTGGTGTACTCTGCTTACAGTTTCAGCCATTACTGGGATTGCTTTTAAATCCGCGGCAATGTCATTCCATTCTGTAGGCTCTGTTCCTCTACAAGCAATGACGAGATCAACCTTATTCATAAACCTATATGCTTGGGCTCCCTCATTGTCGTAAAATTCAACAGTTGTAAATCCTAATTTTTTCGCTTGACTTGTTGCTTGTTTCTTGTTATAATAAGCAATCTTAGCAAGTTTGGCAAATAATAAGGATTTTTCTTTGAAATTCATATCAGATATAGACATGATCCCTCCTCTCGTTGATAAAAATACTAATACTATTTATAGTTCTGGTAAATACAATACGGAGTGAGCAAATGAAAAAGAGAACCAGAAGCTTATTAGATGAATTAAATGCAGTGCATGGGTCGAAAGATAACGACTTATTAATTCAAACAACGGCTAACAATATAATAGAAAGTTCTATAAACTTCTTGAGCAGAGTACATCATCAATATGATGCCGCAACTGCCAACGAATTAGAACGTAAGTTTTTAAATAGTATACGCTCAGGCGATCCTAAGAAGTTTACAAGAAATATGCAAAAAATGTTAGAGGCGAAAAAAAATGACAATACTTAAAGAAGGCGGCAACGTCTTTAAGACAGCTGAAGGTCCGCTGACTACCCGTATCGCAACACCGATGGTAGGCCCTACCATTAAGTTTATTGAAAAGATTACAGGACTTACATTTGACGAACAAGAACGATTAGGTACTACTGGCAAAAAGATTGATCCAGATGGTTCCTTCGAAGACAACAGCTCCGGTGACATTGATCTTAACACAGACTCAAATAAAATTAGCAAAGAAGAATTAATTACAAGACTTAAAAAATATCTCGTAAGCATTGGTGTTCCAGAAGAAGAAATGATGAACGTTGGTAGAAAGAAAACTGACGGATGGATTAAAGATGCAGGCGACCAAGTACACTTCCGTACTCCTATAAAAGGCTCAGGTGATAAGTTTGTACAAACAGACTTTATGATGACAGTCAACCCCGACTATCAACGTGGTGCAAAGCGTGGAGGTACAAAACTATACAGTGGTACTGACAGAGCATTGATGTTAGCAAGCGTTGCACGGGCAAGAGGTTTTAAAATGAGTCCTAAGTTTGGACTATTGAATCCAGAAGATGATAGTGTGGTTTCAAATGATTGGAACGAGATTGCTGAATTACTTTTGGGTAAAGGAGCAACAGAAAAAGATACACATACAGTTGAAAGTATGATTGCATATCTTAAGAAGGATCCTGCTTACGAACAACTAATTGCAAAGTTCAAAGAGTATTTAGAAAAGGGTGGTAAGAAACTACCAGAAGCAGATTTATATCGAACATTAGAAGACAAGCAACTTGCACGTATCAAAGAATTAAGTGGCAACATGTTAAACAGTGTGAAAATGTTATGAGATATACAGACTTCAGAACAATCCTAACTGAAGCAAAGGTTGGTAGAGAATATCAGCACTTGGAAGATCTTGTGTTTGCAGAAGGATCTGCAGGCGCAATGAGAGCTGCCGACGTGTTAGAAAAATTAGGTAGCGACTCAGGAGACGTAGCAATTAAGTGGGACGGTAATCCTACTATCTATTGGGGACGCGAACCAGACGGACAGTTTGTAATGGTTGGCAAGAACGGCTGGGGTAAAAACAAAAGCACATCAGCTGACGACCTATCACGCTTTATACAAAATTCAGGTAAAGGTGTTGATGAAGAACCTTGGCGCAAAGACTTTGGCACAGAGATGGCTGAAGTGTTTAATGTTTTACAAGGCGCAACACCTCCAAGTTTCCGTGGCTATGTTTACGGAGACTTATTATACAGTCCAAGAAAACCATTTAAGAGTGCTGAAGGTGCAGTCCAGTTTACTCCCAACAAAGTCACATACACAGTCAAGAACGAAAGCGAGCTTGGAGGCCGCATAGCGAAGTCAAAAGTTGGTGTAGTAGTTCATACAAAATTTGATGAGTGGGGAAGTAAAACTGGCGCACCTATTAGCGATGTTAAGGAACTTAACAATGATAGTGCAGTAGTGCTTGGCCAAACATATGTTACACATCAACCTAAAGTTGATACCAGCAGTGTAAAAGCAATTAGACAGCTAACATCAAAGGTTGGTCCTGTTATTGATAAATTTATTGCTGGGGTACCTGGACTAAGCAATCCAGCAGAAATAATATATAGATATGTAAACAATACAAGCAAAGCAAAGAACTTAGACAATTTAGAAAATGGTTTCTTTGATTGGTTAGCACAATCAAAGGTAAGTAAAGGACAACAAGCAAAACTTGCCGCAATGAACGAGGAGATGCCTAAAGCACTTCCTTCTATATTCGGTTTAGTAAAACAAGTAATGGCTGCGAAAGATGATATAATTGATCAATTAGATTCAGCAGACGCAGATGTAAAGGCAACTACAGCAGGCGAAAGGGGCGGCGAAGGCTATGTTGCTCTTGGAGACAAAATCAAATTGGTGCCACGCACAAGATGGCAACCCAACTAAGGAGTGAAAAATGAAAGCAAGTGAAATCACACGCTTGAGAGAAGCAAAGGAAGTTGTACGCAAACAGTATACAAGTTCCAAAGAAGTAATAGCAGATATTGAAGCCGCACAGTTTGCACCACAAGGCAAGTCGGCAGCAAAGTTCAGCAGTAAAAATATTAAGCAGTTTTCTAATCCAAGATCAGAAGCGGCATTTAAAATATCTGAACTGTCAATGTTAATTAAAAACAACGATGAACTATCTATGTTCCTTGATAAGGTAGCAGATATGGTAAGTGCTTTAGATAAACCAGTCAGCAAGCCGGTAATGAACATTGCGGCAGCGGCTCTTAAGGCGCATAAGAAATTAGATCTAAAAACAGATCCAGATGCAGAACCTTCCGCTGATGACGAAGAAGATATGGGCGGACCAGACGATGCTGAAATAGCACGTCAAGCAGATCAAATGGCACGTGGCTAATGGCTGAAAAGTTTACCGCATCAGAATGGGCAACAATGGAAGGTGGTCATAGTATAGAAGACACTTCCGAAAAGCCTTTTGCATTCTTGAAAGACATGCACGAAGCAAGAATGACTAAAGACAACGGCAGTTCACAGAAGCTGACGTACACAGATTGCGGTGAAAGATTATATTTGTCTTTGCTTGTGTTAGAAGTTTTACGCAAGTACCAAGAGACTAATAGTTTTGTTAGAACTTATGCAAAAAAGACTACAGGGTTTGGTTTGTATAAGCACTACAGAATTATGGGAACTGACCTTTACAATTTTGCATATTTTGTAATGGGCGACGACAGCGCACAAAAGAAACTTAAAGATCCAAATGCCGCTGTCATTATGAAAGGCAAAGCAAACTGGCCACGCTTGGATATCAATAGATATATTGAAAATCTTGCAGGAGGTCGACCAACTACCTTAGTTACTAAGTTACTTATTGGTATAGAAGATGCCGCTAAGATATCTAATGCTGACTATAAAGGTATAAGACGTAAACTACAAGACTTTGATAGACTTACAAGTGCTGAAAAGACTTTTGTAATTACACGTTTAACATTTGCTGTTCGTGCTAAATTACGCAACAGTGATATCATTGACACGTGGGAAAAGTTTATTGCCGCTAAGAATTACGAAACACCTAACTTAAACGATCCGGAGCCAGTTGTTAGCACTCCTGACTTGCCTGTAGGCGATATGGCATTGTATCGTTATGTAGTAGGTAGTAAAAACCTTGCGCTAACAAAGCGTTTCTTACAACATGCCAAAGACGGCAAAAGTGCAA